TACCTACTGTCGAACAGTTGATTAACCTGACTATGTTCTGCCGTAAGATCAATGTTCCTTTTGAAGTATATGCTTTCACTAACAATAGTGAGAACGAATCTTATGACCAAGAGAAAAAAATTGCTTATAGACTTGGCGATGTAATGCTAGATGAGAGATTTAGACTTGTTAACTGGGCATCCTCAAGAATGAATAACAAAGATTTTGAAGAGAATATGTTTAATCTATATTCACTTGCTAGAAGATTTAATCAAAGAAATTCTAGATACTGGGAAGATAAAGATCCATTTGATATGCTACAACAACCGTATTCTTACCATATGAGTTCTACACCATTGAATGACGCTCTTATGATATTTCACAAATTAGTTCCTGCTTTCATTAAGAAGTATAGTATTGAAAAAATGAATACTGTATTATTGACTGACGGCCATTCAGATAGAGGTGCCGTGAGATATGATCCTACAACAAGAAGGCAAAGTTGGGGTAGAGATAGATCAAACTTAATTCTAAGTAGTAAAAAAACTAGAAAACAATATAAACTAAGTGGTAACGGATACCATTCTAGAGACTTGACTACTACATTGATTAAAAATCTAAGAGAAGAAACCGGTACTAAGATTGTGGGTTTCTATTTACAGTCCAAAAAAAGTGTTGAGATGTGGAACTTTAACAAATCACATGGTAAAGTCAATGAATATGGACACAGTTATATAGATCACAAGACCGAGACTGCTCTAAAACAAGAGTGGAGAAAAAACAAATGTATTATTACTGATAGAAAAGTCCATGATACACCGTATGATGAACACTATACAATCAGTTCAAATAATCTAAAAGTTTCAGATGAGGAAATGGCGACCCCATCCGAAAATGCTAAAACAGGTGAGTTAAAGAGACTCTTTGCTAAATCTAGAAATACTAGTTTACAAAGTAGAATCATTCTTAACCGTTTTATTAAACTAGTCGCCTAGTTAGGGAACAATAAATGAGTATATTAGATAAGAAAATACAATTTATTAAAACTGCCAATGAGAATGGTATTACTGGTGTTGTAACCAGACAAGATATCGTTAATCTTGGTACTAAGTTTGGTACAGAACCATTTGCTGGTGCAAAAATGCCAGAGTGGTTAATGAAAAACCATTCTTATAGAGTAGGTCGTGGTCAATATAGACTACCTACGGTCGAAGAGATCAAAGGAATAGAGACTTACTCCGAAGCAGAGGTAGATGTAGCATCCGAATCAGTTGCTGATTCTACCGAATCAAGTCAAATAGTTAATAATATTGACTAATTTTCTTGAAAAAAGTGTGTCATTTATGCAACACTTTATGAAAAAAGTGATAAGTGATTGTTTTATATTGATTAATTCAGTCGCTTTTCGCTTGTATATCACTAAAAACTGTGGTATACTAACAGTATAAATTCAAACAAAGGACTATATATGAATGAAATAAATAAACAATTTGTCGAAGAGATGTACAAATCCTTCGGCACCGATATCGTGTCAAGAACCGATATCAATACATTTACCAAAGAGAACGGTTATAAAGACCAAGGGTGGTTGAAAAGTGACCAATATAAAGTCTCTAGAGGTAAATATCAATTACCTATCAACGGCAAAGTTGCTGTTTCAGATAATCTTGAGAAAGAGATTATCGTTCCTACAAAAGTTGATGTGAACGACAAAGTTGAAACGAAAGCAGCATATATCGTTTCAAGTCTTGAGGGCAAAGTTGTGCCAAATAAATTTTCCGAGTTCGTACCTTGGGGTTATTTCAAAGACATTAAATCAATAATCAAATCCAAACAGTTCTATCCAATGTTTATCACTGGATTATCCGGTAACGGTAAGACTTTAAATGTGACCCAGGCTGCTGCCGAGTTGAATAGAGAGTTGATCCGAGTTAACATTACCATTGAGACTGATGAAGATGACCTACTAGGGGGATACAGACTTAGAGACGGTGACACCGTGTGGCAAAACGGTCCTGTTATCGAAGCAATGGAAAGAGGCGCTGTTCTTCTCTTAGATGAAATTGACCTTGCGTCAAATAAGATTATGTGTTTACAACCTATCTTAGAAGGCAACGGCATTTATGTCAAAAAGATTAACAAGTTCGTTAAACCAAAAGACGGTTTCACAGTTGTTGCTACTGCCAATACTAAGGGGCAGGGATCCGAGAGTGGCAAATTCATCGGTACCAATGTACTGAATGAGGCATTTCTTGAGAGATTCCCAATTACAGTAGAACAAAGTTATCCGACTGTTAAGATCGAGAATAAGATTTTATCAAATGTATTATCTACCAAAGATATGATAAACAAAACTACCGAAGAGTTTACTAAAAACCTAGTGACCTGGGCAGATGTGATAAGAAAAACTTACTTTGATGGTGGTATTGACGAAATCATATCTACCAGAAGATTAGTTCACATTGTAGAAGCATACTCTATCTTTAAAGATAAAATGAAGTCTATTGAGATGTGTACTAACAGATTTGATGATGATACCAAAGCAAGTTTCTTAGACCTCTATACCAAAGTTGACGCTGGCGAAGATGTCACCAATTACGGTCAAGAGGAAATAGAAGAGGAATCCAATGGTGATGAGGAGGCAGTTGATAATACCAATTACTAAAAATCACCTAGTCCTTACTATGCCAGACTCTTGTTTTTCTTTCTTAGAGTTTGGCATAGTTTTAATTGCTTGACTATTTCTAAAAAAAATGTTATAATGAATTATGTTAAAAGATAAAATCAAAATAGGATATCAACAATATGAGTTAGATATCTGGTCAAAAAGTTTTGCCACTACTGAAGAAGCAGTCGGTGAGTTTTTTGCCAACGAGAGAAAGATTGGTATAAGAGGTGATTATGTTGATTCACTTCACGGCGCCAACACACTACTACATGAAGTTATGCATGGTATCGCTTATCAGTATGGTATGGTTGAGACGCTAGAAAAGTTTAATAAAGAAGAAAAGATTGTTAATACAATGACAAATGGTATAATGCAAGTGTTCGTAGATAACCCTTGGTTTATAGATTACATAAAGAAGCAAATAGATAAGGAATATGGTACAAGTAATAGTCAAGGGAAATAATGTTGAACGGGCAATCCGTCAATTAAAAAAGAAATTAATGAAAGAAGGTATACTTCGTGAGATACGACTCAGAGAGACTTACGAAAAACCTACTTTAAAGAGACAACGAAAACATAAAGAGTCTTTGCGAAGAGTTGCTAAAGACCGAAGAATAAAAAGATTGCGTGATCGTAGATCATAAAACAGAATTCGATATACCATCGCCACCATGGTACTTGAATATTAATAATGCGAGGTGGCAAAACAGAGGAGATAAGAATGGCAAGAGCTAAACTATCAAAAAAAGAGAAAGTATTAAACCTACTTTCAAAAGGTCAACCAGTTTTTTGGAAGACTTTAAGATCAAGATTCGATCTAGTATCACCTAGAGCGATGATTGACACACTAAGAAGTGAAGGTCATATGATCTACATTAACCAGAACACTGGTACTAATGGTAACAACACTTCTTATAGAGTTGGAACACCTACAAAAGCGATTGTAGCCGCAGGGATCAATGCTTTATATGGTACTAAATACGCTTACTAATCGTATAAATAGTACTGTTAGGCAGTCCGTAAGTCCTAATAGAGGTAGAGTGTCTTGCTAAAAGACACTAGGGTTTCGGGTGTTGTGCCTTGTCGTGATTTATTACAGACAAAAACAATGCCCACTATATTATGAATGAGGTGAAGATGAAATACGGTGAAGATAAAATTATAAAAGAGATTGACTCTTATTTGCAGTCAACATATACACAACACTATTCAACAACAGATGAGGGTTTTCAGGTTCAAGATATCTTGAGGCACCTGAATATCAATAAAGATTTTTGCCAGGCAAATGCAATTAAATATTTGTGTCGCTATGGTAAGAAGAACGGGTACAATCGGACTGACCTGTTAAAAGCAGTCCACTATATCATACTATTAATGAGTGAGGAAACAAATTATGAAAGTAAGTGACCAAACACTAGAGGTATTGAAAAACTTTTCGGAGATCAATACAAATATTCTAGTGAAACCAGGTAGTGAATTATCCACTATCTCAACAATGAAAAACATATTGGCAAAGGCAACGATACCTGAATCGTTTGACAAACAGTTTGCCGTATATGATCTATCAGAATTATTAGGTATCGTATCTGCCTTTGATAAACCAGATTTAGATATGACTAATGAAAAGTTTATGACTGTAAATTCTGAAGGATCGAAGTCTAAAGCAAAGTATTTCTTTTCAGATGAAAGTGTTATAGTTGCACCTCAAAAAGATGTAGTAATGCCAGACGCCGAAGTTTCTTTTGAATTGAAGAATGAGATACTATCTAAGTTGATGAAGATGTCCGCTATTATGAAGTTGCCTGATCTATCATTAGTAGGTAAAAATGGCAAAGACTTAGTTTTAAAAGTCCACAACAAAAAGAATTCTGCAAATTCTTATGAAGAACCTGTAGGTACAGCAAATGCTGACTTTGTATTTAACTTCAAGATTGAGAATTTAAAGATTGTACCAGGCGATTATGATGTTGCTGTTTCTAGTAAATCAATATCCCATTTTAAAAACAAAGTGAAACCAATTGAATATTGGATCGCCCTAGAACCAGATAGTAAGGTAAAAAATGATTAAAGAAGCACTAATAAAAAAAGTTGAAGCAGATATCGAAATGGGTAAGGCAGAACTGCAAACATTCTTCAAGAACCCACAAGGTGTTGCTGAACATATAGATTATATAACGACAGTTGAAAAGAAGGTTGAAGCACTAGCACTTGCTCAAAGTAAGTACAGAACCTTAACGGCATTATACGATAAGTAGTATGAAAAAGAATTATTATGATATCATAATGAATGATAGGGTAAATGCTCTTAAAGATTTACCATTTCAAGTTAAGTTTATGTCTATGCAAATACTTGCCTGGATGTGGTCTGCTGTATTTGGGATTTATATCATAGAGAGCATCTATGCTTTTGGTATATCTGCTATTGCTCATGCCTTGTTTATTACAATGACCGTATTGACTGCTCTATATTTTAGACAAGTACAAAAAGAAAAGATTAGTACAAGTCTTAGAGGTAGAGGTGGAGAGCATGAGTAATAAAGAACGATTGATTTGGTTCTTATTTGGTCTCATACCATTCATTGGTCTTTTAATAGCATTAGC